TTATTTATTATGATAAGGCTGCTGGTCATGGAATAGAATTTGAAGGAAATGATTATCTGGTTATTAGATTGCAGGATGTAGTAATAGTTCTATGAGAAGATTAGAGGCCAAAGATATAAAAGATCTCGGTTTATTAAAACATTATAGGCTTATACGTAAATGGGCTTGCAGAAATTATGATCTTACAGATGCTGATTTAGAATTGTTAGTATATTTTGATTGCATGGAATTTTTTACCAAGCAAGATTATAAGATAGGTACTTACGCATATAGTTGGGATAACAAGCGCTGGAACAATTTATTAAAAGAAGGATGGATAGTGGTTTGGAGAAATAGAAACCATACAACCCAGAAATACAATATATATAAAGTTTCATTCAAGTGCAAACAACTAATAAACAGAATGTACCGAATAATGTTAGGGGTAGAAGATATACCAACAACAGCAAGAAGTAATAAAATAATGAAAAATAATACTTATACAGATATAGTATTAAGAGCTGCAATAAATAATGTAAATAAAGATAAAACAAGATGAGATACAGCAACACTCCAAACAACCCAAAGTATAACCCGAATGTAATGCCTTCTGGTGATACCTCTACTATTGGATTAACAGGGGATACGGCTACACAAGCGCCATTAATTCCTACGCCAAAACCAACATTTAATCCTGGTATAAAACCAAGTGGTGCTCCGGTTAATTTTAACCCAAAAGCACAAGCAACTATGACAAGTGCCTTTGGTATGCCCACAGAAGGAACTTATGACAGAACGCTTAGTCCAACAACAATGAACAAACCTGTTTACTAATTATAAATTAAAAAAATATGAAATTTATTAATAATGGAAATGATCCTCACTTAGTTAAAATGGAAAAACCAGGTGTTTCTGGATTAAATCATTTATGGGATGGGCCTTTAGATGTAACCAACTATCCTAAAGGAAAAGGATCTAGCAATGGCAAAAATGGAATTAAATTAAAATTTGTTGATTGTAAATATGAGCAATCCCCTATTACACAACGAGCAAAATATAAAATGTAATGGGATTATCTGACATTAAATTATACGCTTTAAATGGTTTAGCTTTATCAATTACTTTAACTAATATAGAGCCATTATTAAAAGTAATACTTTTATTATTGTCAATTGGATATACTTTAATGAGAATATTCACGCATTTAAAAGGAACAACTAAAAATAAAAAATAAATATTAATATTAAAAAATAATTAAAATGAGAAATGTAGCAAGAGAAGTAATAAGTAAAGCTAAATCAATGGGTTCTGGATCTAAAGCTAGAGAATTTGCAGCAGCTAAAAGTAAAAAAGCATCGCCTGCTTCTACAGCAGCGGTAGCGGCCGCTACAAAAACAGCAACTGAACCAAAACCAGGAGGCAAAAATGTAGCTGTTAAAACAAAAACACCAACATCTCCTGTTCAAATGAAAAAAGTAAGTAAAAAAACTGCTTATGATGTTAAAGAAGCTAGTAATCCAAAATTAAAAGCTAGCGCTAGAAAACATTACGCAATGAATGCTCAAGCAGCAATGAAAAATAAAAAGAAAAAATAAATTAATTATGGGATTTAAAATGCCTGGTCCTCCTTATGATGTACATAATACACCAATATATAGTAAGGACATGGATGACAATATTTTAGGTATGGCCCAATCTAATGGTACTATATTAATAAATAAGGATATGTCTCCATTAGAATTAAAAAAGAATAAAACAATTGAGCACGAGATGGTTCACATCGATCAAATGAAACGGGGTGATTTAGGGTATGATGAGAAGAATGTATTTTGGAAAGGCAAAATATACCCGCGTTCTAAAATGAAAGAAGGATCTAAGAAATTGCCGTGGGAAATAGAAGCTTATAAAAAGCAATAAACTTGCGTAATAATAATATTATAACTTTAATTTAATTTATTATGAGAAATTTATTATTAACGCTAGTATTATTATTGACTTGTTTATTTGCTAATGCTCAAAAAATAACCAATAAATTTTTAGAAGGCAATTGGGAAACTGAATTTCACAATGTAGAGTTCAAAACAATAAACAATAAAGAATTAAAGATAACCATATTATTAAAAGGAACCAACGAACCAATTGATGTTCTATCATATACAATTCACAAAGGAGTTCTTTATATGAAAACGTACTACAAAAACAATGATTGGGAAGCCCTTGGTAAATTAATAGTGGTAAACGAAAATACCATGATTGAGGATGTAACATCTAACGCTCCTGGTTTACTTACATATAAACGAAAAATAAACTAATTAAAAAAACAAAATGGCTTACAAACAAAAACCGGGCAGAGGCTCTATGCCTAAAACGGGGAGAAGCGTTCCTCCTGTGTTAATGAGTGGTTGCAAATCACCCATGAAACAACAAACCCCACCTCAATATACTAGAAGACATAGTAGACTGGTTAATGAATTTAATGAAAATATTAAAACGCCAGAAGGTAGAGCTAAAATTGAAAAAGGAAACCAAATGAGTATTGATCCAAAAAGTGGCGCTGCTATGTCAAATGTAGCTGCACATACAACCAAGAAGGTTGGAAATTTTATGGAGGAATACGATAGCAAAGGAGGCTTTGTTAAAAGAGTACAAATGAATCCATTATCTCCTACCGGTGGAAAAGAAGCTGAAGATTTAGTTAAAAGTGTCGAAAGAGCAAATAAAATTAAGGCTTCACAATCTGAAAGAAATGTATCATTCACTAATTTAGGATCAGGTAGAACAACTCCTACAACCCCAGAAGAGTTGCAGTCAATGAGAAATAGAGGAAGAATAAGAAGAGGAAGATAATTATGAATATATCTAAAACAGGTTATAAAAAAAATAGCAAAGACAAAAACAACCCTTATAACATTATACCAAGCGGTAATATAACAATGGAAGGAGTAGAATTTGATGTTTTAGGTATAGACAATTTGGGGAATAAAAAGACAATGAAGCCAGGGAAGAATTACAAATTTCCTGGCAATGTTGTTTTAGAAATACCTTTAAAAAAACAGAGTTTATATAATAAAATATTTAAAAAGTAATCAAATTAAATCAAATGGAAATAGTAAGACAAATTACACAAGAACAATTAGACGCTATTAAAAGTCAGCATAAAGACTTAAATGCAGTATTAACTAATATTGGATTATTAGAGTCTCAAAAGCATTCGTTGCTACATCAGTTAGCTGATATTAACAAGGCTATCGAAGATACAAAAAATAAACTTCAAGAGGAGTATGGAGCAATCAATATCGATTTATCTGATGGTTCATACACTGAGATTGAACAAGAAAATGAAGTATAATGGATTCGGTAGTTAGAAAAGCTGGTTCATGTAAATTGTGTTTGATAGAATCCGAATTAGTTGATAATAGTAGATATTGCAGATCTTGTAGAAATTTAAAGTGTAGAGCTTTAAGATATAAAATTACGGAAGAAGAAGTATTAGACTTATTATTAGAAGACACTTGCGGAATATGTAAATCAAAATGCTTTGGAAAAAATAAAGTTATTGATCACTGCCATTTATCTGGCAATATTAGGGGCATTTTATGTAGAAAATGTAATTTAGGACTGGCTCATTTTAATGATAACATAGAAATGTTTATAAATGCAATTAAATATTTAAAAAAATGAATTCTATAAGAAAAATAAGCATTGGGCCAGATTATAAAGAAAACGCTATGCACTATTCAATACATCAAGAAGTATACGGGGGGCATAAAATCTCCCATATACTATTTGAGGAAGAGGATAATTCCTATAACATCTACATTAAAAAAGAAGATGAGGTAATGCCTTGGAAAAAATTTAACTCTAATATGGCAATTTCTGTTGAATATGATCTAGAATATTAATGGATATGACAGCTGTATTTGATTTTATAATTAAACCGGTAGGATCTAGATACAATAATAGCGTGGATGTTGATGGTAAGCAACTTATAACAAACACAAGAATTGAAAGTTTTAGATCTGTTAATAAAATAGCTGAGGTGGTTGCGATACCATTAGCTATAAAAACAGATATAAAAGTTGGCGATATTATTGTAATACATCATAATGTATTTAGAAGATTCTATGATATTAAAGGAAAACAAAAAAATAGTAGATCTTATTTTAAAGAAGATTTATATTTTTGTGCTCCTGATCAGATCTATTTATACAAAAGGGACGGTGACTGGATATCTTATGGAGACCGTTGCTTTGTAAAACCAATAAAGAATACTAATCAATTTAAGCTAGATAAAGAGCGTAAACATATTGGAATATTAAAATATGGAAATGACTCCTTAAACAAGCTTAAAATCACTCCTGGCGACTTAGTTGGATATAAACCTTATGGTGAATTTGAGTTTATCATAGACGACCAGAGATTATATTGTATGAAATCTAATGATATTGTAATTAAATATGAATATAAAGGAAACGAAGCTCAATATAATCCGAGCTGGGCAAAAAGCAGTTGAGGAATTAATAAAAGTCGCTGAAGAAAAAATTGTTGATAGTGGGGACGATATATCTGCTGATAGATTAAAGAATGCTGCAGCCACAAAAAAGTTAGCTATTTTTGATGCTCTTGAAATTCTAAATAGAATCCAAGAAGAAGAAAAAATGTTAGAAGACTCTGAAAAGCAAACAGAAACAAAAGTTTTTAAGGGGTTTGCAGAAGGGAGATCTAAATAATGTACGAACAAACTTTATATAAGGTACTTGATGATTATATTAAGCCTAGCGTTATAAAACAAAAAAATCGTCATAATAAATGGGAATATGGATATAACAAGGACCATGACGTTGTTGTTATAAGTCGTACCGGTAAGATTGGTGAGATATATGAAATTCAGAATCTTAAGATAGCATTACCTTTAATAGAAAGTTCTTATAAACGTTCTGATAAAAAAGAATTACAATATTGGGAGCAAATAGAATTTCCTAAAGAGCTATCTAAGATTAAGAATGTATTCGATTGGAATAAGTACCCGGATGCTTTTAAAGAGCGTTGGTATGATTACATCGATCAAGAATTTAAAAACAGGGAAGAAGGTTTTTCATTTTACAATAATGGTAAACCTACATATATAACAGGTACACATTATATGTACCTACAATGGAGCAAGATAGATGTTGGAGCTCCTGATTTTAGGGAGTCTAATAGACTTTTCTTTATATTCTGGGAAGCTTGTAAAGCAGATCCTAGATGTTATGGAATGTGTTATTTAAAGAATAGACGTTCTGGATTTTCATTTATGTCTTCTGCAGAATTAGTTAATCAGGCAACAATATCTAGTGACTCTCGTTTTGGTATATTATCAAAATCCGGAGCCGATGCTAAAAAAATGTTTACAGATAAGGTTGTTCCTATTTCTATAAACTTTCCGTTCTTTTTTAAACCTATCCAAGATGGTATGGATAGACCTAAAACAGAATTAGCATATAGAATACCAGCATCTAAACTTACACGTAAAAAATTAGATGCTAATGAAAAGCTTGAAGAGCTTGACGGATTAGATACAACAATTGACTGGAAAAATACTGGTGATAACTCTTATGATGGTGAAAAACTAAAACTTTTAGTTCACGATGAAAGTGGTAAGTGGGAAAAACCAGATAATATATTAAACAACTGGCGTGTTACAAAAACCTGTTTAAGGCTAGGATCCAAGGTTATAGGTAAGTGTATGATGGGTTCAACATCAAATGCTTTAGATAAAGGAGGTGAAAACTTTAAGAAACTTTATTACAATTCAGATGTTACAAAAAGAAACCGCAATGGACAGACTGCTTCAGGATTATATAGTTTGTTCATACCTATGGAATGGTCCTACGAAGGATTCATTGATTCTTATGGCTTACCTGTCTTCGATACTCCGGAAAAACCCGTAAAAGGAGTAGATGGTAATTGGATTGATTCAGGAGTTATTGATCATTGGCAAAATGAAGTTGAAGGTTTAAAAGCTGACTCTGATGCTTTAAATGAATATTATAGACAGTTTCCAAGAACGGAACAACACGCTTTTAGAGATGAAGCTAAACAAGCTTTATTTAATCTTACTAAGATATATGAACAGATTGATTATAATGATGATCTGAAATATTCGAATGTATTAACTCGTGGTAGTTTCCAATGGGAAAACGGTATACCCGATTCAAAAGTAATTTTTTATCCAAATCCAGACGGACGATTCCTTATTACTTGGGTTCCCGATAAATTCTTACAAAACCGCGTGATAATAAAAGATGGAATGAAATATCCAGGCAATGAACACTTAGGCGCTTTTGGTTGTGATAGTTATGATATATCAGGTACTGTGGATGCACGAGGATCTAATGGAGCTCTGCACGGGCTTACTAAGTTCTCAATGGAGAATATACCTATCAATCACTTTTTTTTAGAATATATAGCTAGACCTCAAACGGCTGAGATATTTTTTGAGGAAGTATTAATGGCGTGTGTATTTTATGGTATGCCAATACTTGCTGAGAATAACAAAGCTAGATTGTTATATCATTTTAAAAGAAGAGGTTATAGAGGGTTTTCTATGAATCGTCCGGATAAAGTTTGGAGTAAATTATCGCCAGCAGAAAAAGAAATAGGTGGTATACCAAACTCAGGGCAAGACATTATACAAGCACACGCTGCAGCAATAGAAACGTATATTGAGAATCATGTTGGTATTCAAGGAGATAACGTTGGGTCAATGTACTTCCAACGCACATTAAATGATTGGGCTAGATTTAATATTAACAATAGAACCTCTCATGATGCTTCTATTAGTTCAGGGTTAGCAATAATGGCATGTAACAAACACATGTATTCCCCTGTTTATGAAAGCCAAAAACAAGCGGTGCCTTTAAACTTTAAGAAATATAATAATAGTGGCAATACTTCAAAAATAATATAATAAATGATTTATACTAATAGTAATAGTTCTTTCCCAAGCCAGGTAGTACCTGATAGCGTAAAAGAGTCTCTAGAATATGGAACTTTAGTAGGTAGAGCTATTGAGAACGAATGGTTTAGAGGAGATAGAGTTGGTGGAGCTGGAAATGATAGGTTTGGTTCTAACTGGCAAAACTTTCATAGATTAAGACTCTATGCTAGAGGTGAACAACCTATACAAAAATATAAAGATGAATTAGCTATTAATGGTGATTTGTCTTATCTTAATTTAGATTGGAAACCTATTCCAATATTATCAAAATTTGTTGATATAGTTGTAAATGGTATTTCTAATAAAAGTTATAAGGTAAAAGCTTATGCTCAAGACCCTGCTTCTACAAAAGCTAAAACTGATTATGCTGAAGGTATAATTAGAGATATGATGGCTAAAGATTTACTAGATGAAATACAAAGTAAATTAGGAGTTAATTTATATAATTCATCTGATCCTAGTAACTTACCTGAGAGTAAAGAGGAATTAGAGATGAGATTGCAATTAGATTATAAACCTGCAATAGAGATTGCAGAGGAAGAAGTAATTAATCAAGTATTAGCTAATAATAAATACGATTTAATAGCTAAAAGATTAAATTATGATTTAACTGTAATTGGTATTGCATGTGCAAAAACATCATGGAATCCGGCAAACGGAATTGTTATTGATTATGTTGATCCTGCTACATTAGTATATTCTTACTCAGAAGATCCAAACTTTGAAGATCTATATTATGTAGGAGAAGTAAAAGCTATTAGTCTTGAGGAATTAAAAAAGCAATTTCCTCATTTATCTGATCAAGATTTAAAAGAAATTGAAAAATATCCTGGTGATATGAATTATATTCGTAATTATCCAGGGCAAAGTAATGATAATACAACAGTACAAGTACTTTATTTTGAATATAAAACCTATTCAAATCAAGTATTTAAAATAAAACAAACAGAACAGGGAATGGAAAAAGCTATTGAAAAAGATGATAGTTTTGATCCACCTGAGAATGACAATTTTAAAAGAGTATCTAGAAGCATAGAAGTATTATATTCTGGTGCTAAAATTCTTGGATTTGAAAAAATGTTAGAATGGAAATTAGCCGAGAACATGACACGTCCATACGCGGATACTACAAAAGTGCAAATGAATTATACCATTTGTGCACCAAGAATATATAAAGGAAGAATAGAGTCATTAGTTAGTAGAACAATAACGTTTGCTGATATGATTCAGTTAACGCATTTAAAATTACAACAGGTATTATCTAGAATGGTACCGGACGGAGTATTTGTAGACGTTGACGGTCTTGCTGAAGTTGATCTTGGTAATGGTACAAACTATAATCCTGCAGAAGCACTTAATATGTATTTCCAAACAGGATCTATTGTTGGTAGATCTATGTCTCAAGACGGTGGAGTAAATCAAGGTAAAGTACCTATTCAAGAATTACAAACATCTAATGGTAATGCTAAGATACAAGCTTTAATAGGAACATACCAGTATTATTTACAAATGATTCGTGATGTAACCGGATTAAATGAAGCTAGAGATGGAAGTACTCCAGATAGAGATGCTTTAGTTGGATTACAAAAAATGGCTGCAGCAAATTCAAATACAGCGACAAGACATATAAAAGATGCAAGTTTATATATAACATTAAGAACTTGTGAGAATATATCATTAAGAGTTAATGATTCATTAAGTTTTCCATTAACTAAGCAGTCACTAATAGAGAGTATATCTTTATTTAATGTAGAAACGTTAAAAGAAATTGAAAACCTTAATTTGCATGACTTTGGTATATTCCTTGAATTAGAACCTGAGGAAGAAGAAAAAGCAGCATTCGAAAGAAATGTACAAATAGCTTTACAGTCGGGGGGTATTGATCTAGAAGATGTTATTGACTTAAACAGGATTAATAACATCGATCTCGCAAACCAAGCGCTTAAATATAAAAGAAGAAAGAAGCAAGAAAGAGACCAAGCTGTACAACAAGCAAATATTAGAGCTCAAGGTGAAGCACAAGCACAAGCATCTGAAGCAGCGGCTATGGCTGAAGTTCAAAAAAGAGAAGCATTAGCTCAAACAGAAATTCAAGTATTACAAGCAAAAGCTAATCTTGAATTACAAAGAATGCAACAAGAATTACAAAATAAAACAATTCTTTTAGCTGAACAGTTTAAATATGATCTTGAACTAGGGCAAATGCAAGTACAAGTTGCTAATGAAAAACTAAGACAAGCAGAAGACCGTAAAGATCAAAGAACAAAAATACAAGCAACGCAACAATCAGAATTAATTGAACAAAGAAAAAATA